GGTAGTAACAAGACTCATGGATGGCGTGAGGAAGAAGGTAGGAGGTCAATCTGGCTTCGCCCGATGCGATTTCCTCACGTCTCACACCTCACGCCCAACGCCTTGACATGAATCCGGTAAACGGTTTTGAAGGGATCGCTCCAGCACCAACAGCCGTCGCCGGGCAGTTCAAGGACTTCGTAACGGGAATCGTTCATCATGATTTCGTCGCCGAGTGCCGGTGTGACCGGCAAGTCTTTCGAACGAATCAGAAAGTCGGTGACGTGCGAAGCGATCCGAAAACCCGCCTTGTCGGTCGTTTCAACCTTCGTCTGGCCGAGCCAAGCAATGATTTGAAAAACCTGATTGCCGTGACGATATTCTATCCCGACTGAAGCGTGGGCAACCTGTTTGTCGGCCAGCCAGCGGAGGCCGTTTGCCAGCATGTTCATAAAGAGTTTTTTTCGAGGTTGGGGTTAATGTTTCACTAACCCAGACGGGCGCGAACGACAGTGTCGGTGGCGTCCGCTTCCTGAACGGCGATGCCGAGTAGTGCGTTACCGGTCGCGGTCAGCACCGCCTGTTTTGCTGTGGCGTCCCAGTAGACCCGGCTACCGAGCGGGATTGCAACGGCTCCTTTTTCGATGTCGAAGACGCCGACGACCGCGAGGACGCCAAGTCGTCCGGCCTTGACGTCCAATTTTGTAACACCGACCAGACTCCCCTGAACAATCACGGAACCTGCCGGAACATCGCTTTCGGACAAAAAATCGACGGACTTCCCATCGTGAATGAAACGAGCATACATTGTGTGGTCTCCTGTACGTTATTTGTTATGAAGAGTGAAAGAGTGAAGAGTGAGAGTGTGAAAGAGACAGGGATAATTGAAACAGAATATTGTGTCTCTCTTTCACTCTTTCACTTCCTACTCTCTCACTCTTTTACGGTTCGAGCTTGAGCGCCCCTCGCCAGTCCTGTTCTTTGACGCCGAAGTCGATGTAGCCGCGAAACTGGACGCCGAGCGTGTTGAAGTCGGCGTCGGCCCGTTCGACGGTCGGACGATCCTGACCGCCGAGAAACGCGACTTCCAATGCGGGCAACCGGAGCGGATCGGCGAAAAGATACCAAGCGGTCGTGCTACTGCCGGTGATCGCCTTGCTTGACAGGTACGGCGAGGAGACCGTTTCGTATTTCCCCGCATGCGGGTTGTTGACCGGCTTCGGCTTGTTCGGATCGGTCGATTCGTTGACGGTCAGACTCTTCATGAGCATTTCCGCAAGGGCTTTCAACGTCATCGGAACAAGCAGAATTTTTGCCGGAATGCCAAGCGGACGACCGGGAACACGTTCCTGTTCCGCAAATTTGATCTCCGCCTTCGTGAGACCGTCGATACAAAGTTTTGCATCGTCCCCTTTCACGAGATTCTTATGATCGTCACCGAAAAAGGGCTTGCCGTCCTTCTGCGTCGCATTGGCCAGAATACAATTCCATACGGCATCGTTGATCGCTTCCGCCGCACCGACGCCAATCCCTCGTGGGATGTCCGTGAACGCGCCGAGGTCGTCGTCGATGATCATTTGCCGCGTGAGCGCAAACATGATCGCATGCGTTTCCAACTGTTGCGAAAATTGCTCTTCGCCGATCCGTCCGTGCTTGATCTCGCCGTCCGGCCCGACCTTCTCGAATTTGAACATCCCGTTCATTCTGTAACGGGTATGCTGTTGAAAATTCGAACAACTGGCGATCTTGACGATCTTGCGCCAGGTTTCGTCCATCTGCAAAAATCCTTCGAGCAGAACCTTGTTGGCGACGTTCGAGAGGATGCCGGGAAGCGAGGTGCTGGAAAACGCCGCTTCCAACCAGCCTCGCGAGTCACGCCGGAATTTGGGCAAGTATTTGCCGCCGCTGGAAAGTTCGCAGAACTCCTGAATGCCGATCCCCCGAAACTTGTCGACCTGTTCGAGCGTCTTTTCGTCGTACTGCGCTGCAAGAAAGGTTGCCGAACTGCCGCTCGACGCAAGAGCGATGGCTTCCAGCACGCGCGGTTTGAGACCGTTCTGTGCGCCGGTCGTTCCTGTTACAGGAACCGCCGATGCGTCCGGCATCGACTTATGCTGATACTGTCCGTGAAACTTCTCGACGCTCCAGCCCTCCTCGATGGCCTTCGCCTCCAGTTCCGGGAACTTGCCGCCGCCGATNTTTTCGATGGCCGCGATACGCCGCCGGTCGATGACGAGTGGTTCGAGGCTTGCGGCTTGAGACTCGAGTTTCGACACCTTGGATTGAAGACCCGACAGCACGGACTCGATGGCGGATGTATTGTCGTTACGATTCATTTCCATTTTCGTCTTGGGGGTTGATTGATGGACGACCGACTCCTCCAGCCCCAAGTCTCGAGTCTCCTCAAGCCTCAAGCCCCGAGTCTCAAGCCTGTCCTCGTCATATTGCGCTTCGATAATCGCCGACGTATTTTCGTCTGCCGCGAGATCGACGAAGCTGATTTCCTTGAGCGTCATCTTACGGATGACGTAAAGTTCCCCTTCGAAGGTCTGACCGTTGACGGTCACCGTTTGACCGAACGGAACATACTCCGTCTGATACACCGGGCCACCCATCGACGCTTGCCACGGAAAACCGTTCACTGCCGACTTCGCTACATCCCGCGCCCACGAGGTGTCGCGGCTGATAATTCCTTCAGCGACCACTTCGCCGCTGACGATCCGGATTTTTTCCGTATGACCGACGCCCTGAAACGATTTGTGTTCGTAACGGACGGGGATTTTTTGAACGGGAATATCGAGGCCGGAGAGGTCGATCACAACCGGGCAGGGGATGTCTTTCGGTTGCGCTTTCCCGCCGGTATAGGCAACGAGTGTAAAAACCGGGAGCGGTTGTTCGCCGCCCAGTTCAATCGTCGCGTTTTCTTTTGGTTCGACGAGCTTGACCGGAGTCGGTTCCAGCATCAGCCTCGTCAACTTCACTATCTTCTTCATCGTTGTCTTTCTCCAAAATGATTTTTGTATCAGGATTGAGACCGAGCTCAATCATCCGTTGCCGCTCTTTTGCGGCTTGATTCAAAACGTCCTCCCAGTCGAGTCCCAACTTGGCGCACTCGATGGCAAGATTGCTTGTTCGGGTGTCGATGCGCGTTGCCGCCGCCTTCGCTTCCTTCATCGGGTCGACATGTTCCCAGCCGTCCCAAAACCAACAGCGGGAAAGGCTGCAGGCTTGAGGCCAGAGGCTTGAGGAAAGATTGCCTTGTTCCCAGTTTTTTCGTATCGGAAAGGCATTGGCCGGTTCCTTGAAGAGGCCGACGCGCAATGCCTCACGATACCAGGCATCGAAGATCGGGTTGAGTACGATCTGTTCGCAGGATGTTTGTTCCCCCTTGATGCTCTTGAAAAAGGTCTGGTGATCGAGGCGTCCGGAAGCGTAATTGTGTTTCGATGAATCGCCGAGCAGGATGTTGACCGGCATCTGCATACAGCGTCCGATCTCGCCCAAAATTTCACGTTTGAACTCGGAATAGGTCGTGTTCGGTTGTTCGGCACGGATTTGACCGAGTTTCCATCCGTCCGGAAGCGTTGTCGCCATTCGTTTTTCAAGCGCAACGATATCCAGGGGTTCCAGTGGCTGTGCTTCGCCGTTGGCCGGTGCATCGGTGTAAAGCACCGCCGCAAAGTCCGCCGCCGTTTCCGCCGCCGCAAGAACGGCAAGCGTATAGCGACGTAACTGTGCGAAAAGAGGTAGGGCGGGAGTGATTTCGGGAAGTCCGCGAGATTGGCCGGGCCTGTCGGAGCGATACCAGTGGATCATATATTCCGACGCGATGTTCGTGAACGTTCCATACCAAGCCGATGAATCACCGGGATGCTCCGATGACACATGATAGAGCAGCGGATTGCCGAATTGATCGTACTCAATCCCGTCCACTTCGTTCATGATCGCGGGATAAGGCGACATGATACGGTCCGCTTCGATTGCCCGGATATCGATCTCGACCGGATGTTTTAATTTCGGATTCCGCAGGATGGCGGCAAAGGACTCGCCGTCGGCGATCTTTGCCATACGGAGCGTTTGCAGTTTTTCGCAGAGCCGAACCGTTTCCGCCCATGCGATAAATTCCGTTTCGACAATCGTGTTGAACTCGTCGTCTTCCGACAGAAGTTGTAAACGCGGTCCTGTGCCGATACACGTTGCCGCCAGCGTCAGGACGAGTCCCTTGGCGTAGGCATTGTTGGCAATTTCGTAACGTGCCCGATTCCGTAACGTGCGCCGAATCTCCGGCGTCAAGGAACCATCGGCACTCAGATTATCGGCCATCGCCCAATGCCGGACGTTTTCCGCCGTCGTCTGCGCCGCATCATACTTCAGATGCAACGTCATCGGAGGATGGCGGCTCTGCGCCGTCAACTCCTGACGTTCTTCCTTCTTCTTTTTCTTTTTGCTTTTCTTGGACATTGAGTGAGGCTTGAGGCTAGAGGCTTGAGACTAGAGGTTGGAGGCGAAACATTCCTCAAGCCTCTAGTCTCAAGCCTGCTAC